GGATCAAGAACGACCTGGACCTTGTGCCAAGCAGTTCGAGTTATCCTCATCCAAATGTCGTCGATAGAGGTCGATAGGATATTCTCGAAGTTACCCTCGTAAGCAATGAGTCCCGTTTTGGCTGCTAGGATGTATCGATCGACGGTGTTTCCTTCCTCGTCGAGAATTGCTGCAACACCAAAGACGGACGTCCCAATTGCTGAATCTACCCTATCGACTTTCCAATAAACTGGCTCCTCACCATTGTTCGATGTCGTGTAGACCTTCCCCGACTTGTGAATCATCAGAGCCGCACCGCGATATTCCACGCAGTTCGTGACCCCTCCACCAGTTGTTGGCTCGACTTCGATTCCTCCCTCAATAAGCGAGATGCTCTCTGGTTCTCCAGCTCGTGAGAGATAAACCGATGAAGGCTCTGTATTTGGCGCCCATCCGACAAGGCTGCCAGCAAAAGTCGTGAATCCAAGGACAGCAGGAATCGTCTCCATGTTGTCACGAAGATAGTCTGCTGAACGGACTAGTTGTGAGTCATAAAAGTCAAGAATTGTCTCAACAGCCATGTTGTTATTGAGAACTCCGCCAAACTCCGATTCTACGAAGAATAGCTCTACGTCCTCAATGTTGCCATCGAAACTCGTCGTTATTGCCTGACTTGCCAAGATGTGACGCGCGACTGTTCCTCCAGGACCAAGGCCAATACCCTGCAATCTGATACGGCAAGCCTCCTCAAATGTGTTGGAATGGAATCCAGGAGGTCCAGGTCTGGTTATATGTCCAGTGGCAGTCTCATAGGCGACAGCAAGAACTCGAAATCCAGCATCAATCTTACCATCACCTATGCTGTCGGAGCTGGAAATTAGAGTGAAACCAACAGGAGCTGGACCAGCAGCAAGTCTAGCAACAACTCCACCTCCTGTATAAACGTAGATGAACTGACCCGGCATCCCTGACTTCCCATTATGAGGAGACAGATATGCTCGATCATTCATGACAATCATGGAGAAGTCTTGCATCCCCACGACTGTATGAATAGGAGTGGCAGGGAACAGGGAATCATATATCTTGCCCGTGTTGCTTGGAGCATCATAGGTCAGATACAGAACCCTGTCCGCCTGCCCCTCGATCAGATATGGGAAAAACCGACGGACACCTTCGGGAACGTTTTCCGAGATACTCGTGCCATAGCGAGTCTCGTAGCCGTTGTTGAAATATCGAATGTTGTCGGCTATGTCGAGATAGCTGGGAGGCGTCATCTCGCTCGGTCCCCTAGAGAACCAGCCGTTACATTGCGATATGTGTGTCGGTGTCAGTTCGTCCAACATGATCTAACCGAGCTTGGGGAACTCCGCCATGTAGGTGATGACATCACCCGTGTATCCAGCGGCATATGCACCCGCCGCCAGTTCCGTCCCGACAGCCGAGAACGCCTTCATCGTCTTCGCCACGGGGTCCCATCCGAAATCGTTCCCGTTCTTGCTGGTGAAGCTGACGTTGTAGGGGTCCTTCGTCGTGTAGGGTTTCGGGATCGCGAGTGGATCTCCACCCGTTGCATACGATCCAGAGAGAACAACGGTCCCAGTGCTCCTGACCGAGCGAAGCTCTGGAAACTTCCGAGTTTCTGTTGCTACCGCCGCCATAGATACCTCCTTCTTCGGACGGGTCTGTCCTGAAGACGTTTCGTAATTGTGCTGATGACAAGCCGCTTGAAGTATTCGGCCCGCTCGTTGGCACTATTTCCACGAGTCGTGGCACTTCCTCCAAACTGAGATGCCAATCCTGCCGTCCGAGCAGCAAGGAATCCTTTAGCATTGGCTACTTCGATGACTGAATTCTCACTGACAATTGCACTCAGCGATCGAAGATACCGAAGACGAACCTCACGATTCGCTGTAGAACCCAAGAACTGAATGGTGCCCTCTCTGAAAACGTAATGCTCCAGTTTACCAGTCGGGTCAGCATCGGGTTCCCAAGAAAGTTCGACCAGGTCAGTAAATCGAGTCTCTCCAGGCGCACGTTCACCCAGATAGACAGGAAATACGAAATCCAGAGGCAAGTCGAGGAATGTCTCACCCGCAGGGACAGGAATGATGGCTCCAATCTCATAGAGCGGTGGGAGATCATTGCTTTCCAGCTCGGATTGCAACTCTCCAATCGCAGAACGCAGATAAGGGAGCAGGACCGCATGAGGCCAGCGAATTTTGGCGGCGTCATTCAGATAGACGCTGGCGCTCTCGTCCATTACCTCGCTTGCAAGAAGGGGCATGAGGTTATTCCTTGCCTAGAGGCTCGGCAACACCTGAAATCTCTCCCTGTAGCTCGCGATATGCCACCATGTCGAGGATTTCTCGGCAGGTTGGACACTTGACGGCGCCGTATGGCACCTCGGCCTTGCAGAACCGACAAGAATTGGCCGATTCTCCAGTCCGAATGATCCACGGACGCTGAATCGACAGCCTCTTGGCCGCCAATCTCTGCAACGCCGACACACTCGTGTGCCTCTGGGTGCGCGCGTAGGTGTCATCGGCGATCTCGACGAGGTTCGTGAACCATGCGAGCTGTCTTTTCTCCCACTTGTCCAGCTCGTCGGCGAAATTGTCTCGAATCTCCTGTTTTCTCCACTGTCCGGCGACCCAGAACAGTCCTGGCTCAGCAATTTCAGGCACGCGACCAATGTGCGATGTCTGGAAATCCTGACAGATTGACTCCGCCAGCGTGTAATACGGGGTCCGAACCTGCGTTTTGACGTCGTTCTTCGTTTCCTGATAGTAGATGCCGTCACCAACAATCAGGAAAGAAAAATCTCCCAACGGAGCCGCCGGAATCACGAAATAACCCGGATAGAGACCCGGTTTCGTCTCGTTGATTTCGAGCGGAAAGAGGGAGACGACAGTTGCCTTCAGAGATTCCTGTGGAATATCGCGATTCATAGCTCACCTTTCGTAACTCCGATGGTGCCCGGAATTATTGTCCTCTCAGGCCGCTCGTAATTGCGTGGGACCGTCACGACAGCCTTCGGGTCCATGAAAATCCACGAGCGCCCTTCGTCATCCAACAAGTCCTTGAAGTAACCGATTTCCTGATCGAACAGCTTCTTGTCCCTGTCCGTCAGATAATTCATTAGTTCTTGCGGATTTTGTGGGTTCCGAAGACACCAGATTATGATTTCGCACACCCGAAACAAGGGTTCGAGCGGTTCCTGCTTGGAGGACATAAACGGATATACAATCTCGTAATGTCCATTCTTCGACTCAGGAAGTTCCCGAATCGGAGCATACACGAACTGCTCAAGAACCCAGCAATCGGGGAAATCTGGATACTTCGGAACCTCTAACTCTCCGGTTTCTTCACGGAGGAAAATGTGTTCCATGTAGTAGAAATGGTAAGTCCCAAATCTACGTTCGGTCTGGTTCGTTGACCACGAGATCCTGAAGTTCGGCTTGTTGCGCTCGACGTTCTTGTGATACCTCATCTCCAAGGCAAAGTTGATCCCATTTGCCTCAGACTGCCAGGGTGCGATTTTGACTTTTCCTGTGTCCATTAGCTAATCCTTAAAAGCGGGAGTGGAGCGAGGCACCCACCAGACTCCACTCCCCATGCCGACGAACTACCGTGGCCTAATAGCCCGCGGGCACTGTCAGACCGTAGATGTAGGCGATTTCCGCCGGATTGCGAACGAAGAAGTTGAACGACGCACACAGATAGAACACCTGTGACGTCGCCACGCCTCCCGAAGCGCCCCGGATCTCGAAAATTCGCCGTCCATCGACGGTATAGAATCCCGGAGCGTGCATTTCCGCACGGCCCCAGGCGTCATTGGCGATGAAATCGATGCGCGTCTTGTCCCACGAGAAATGAGTCTTGATGGGGATACCAGCAATCGTCATGTTCTCGCCGAAATACGCATCGAACTTCTCACCACCACTGGGCGAGCGGTTGACGACGCTGACCAGCATTCCGATCTCCTCGTATGCGACGAGCTGAGCGGGATGCATCCACGCCGTAACCTTCTTTCCCTTGCCCATGCCGACACGATCGCCCACCTTGTTCATGGCGAGGCGCGCGTGAGGAAGGGCCAGTCCACCAGCAGCGTTGACGGAGTTGCCACGAATTTCCGGCGTGATCGCACGGTCGAATCCGAGCCACTGTCCAGTCGTTGCCGATGAGTGGTGATATGGAATTCCCAAAAGCGAGACAGGTGGAGTTGCCGACAGGCCAGAAACGACGATCTTGTCGCCGTTCGCAAGGCCAGCGACGTCCGCGAACCGAATCTGCTTGTTCGGGCCGTCGTAGAATGAGATGGCTCGTTCGGCCGCAGCTGTCTTGTTCGTCGTCAACGTAGAGTTGTAGATGTTGATGTTCTGCCCGTAGCGCAGCAAACGCGCTCCGAACCCATCAGATCCCAACGTCGCCGTCGTGACGCCAGCTGCTGACGAAAAGGCCGAAATCGTGCCGAGCACTCCATCTCCACCCTGCATGGACAGAGAGTCGATGTTGCGTCGGAATTCGGCCATCGAAGTGGCAAGCAGATGGCGCAGAGTGTTGACCACGGCCTTCCGCCGGTCGTCGGTCGCCCACTCGGCCTTCTTCGTCCACTCCACCGCGTGCTTGAGATTGACTGTGTTGACCACAGCCTTGTCAAACAGCGGACCATCACCACGTCCCATGTCGCCGCCGTCGGTATCGAAATGCCCGAACTTGCCACCGGGACGCAATTCGAGGGGAATCCTCATGTCGCGTTCCGAAATGACTTGTACGGGGCGCTTCTCGATGAAAGAGTAGAACGTATCCTCTCTTTCGAACAGAACTGGAAGAGCGCCTCTGTCATCGATCTTTTCCAGTTCGGTCCCGACGACCTGAATGGCTGTCATCGCCATGTTGTCGTCTCCCTACTTCCGGAGCCTTGCCTTCCCTGAGAGTATGTCTTCGTCCGAGGTTCTGTTCCAATCGATTGACCGGGGATTGGTGTCCCGTATTGTTTTCGGACTCGCCTGACTCCCACCATTGGGCCTTGCTGCCGGACCTTGTTCTCTCCTCTGAACCGGCCTTGGACTGCGCTCGCCCCCATTAGGCCGACTGTCGGAGATGTTGAGTTCTTCCCTGACCTTTCTCGCATGTTTGGGCAACAGTTGTTTAGCGCGCTCCAGATACGCGGAAATTATCCTGGAAGTGTGCCCTTGTGCGTAGGACGAGCGTCTTGCGTTGGCCCACAGACGTTGAACCCTTGTCATGTGGTTCGAGTCTGAGGCAACCTCTTGGTCGATATCCCGAACGAGTTGATCAACCAAAGCTTTCTTGGTCGTCTCTTTCAGTGAACCATTCGGGTCGATAGCGCGTTCGATCAGACCGACGAGACCAGTGCGAATCGAAGTGTTGACGGTTCCAGAAGCATCTTGGAGTTTCTTCTCCTCGAACTCCTGAACTCGCTGTTCAAACTGTCGATCCGCCTCACTCGGTCCTGCCTTCTGGGGTGATGGATTGCCATCCTTCCCCAGGAAACGCCACATATACATCGCCGAGTGCATGAGGTTCTTGTCATTGTTCCTCTGTGCGCGAGTATATGCAGCGTGGACGAACTGAGTGATTGGCTCCTCGGTGATTTCGTAGTAGAGATCTTTCGAGCGTTCCAGAACAGCCGGAAGTATCTTGCGGACCAGGCGAGCGGTTGCTGGCCCATCCGCCCTGTTGAGTTCGTCGAGGAGGAACCCGAAGTCGGTCTTGTCCAGGACTTGCTCGCGTAGATCCGCAAGATTCGATTGAGCCTGCGTGGCCTCTTTCGCCTCATCGACTGACGAGAACATATCCCGGAACTGACGATGCTCCGCGATAGCAACGCGCAAAGCAGGATGCTTCTTGAAGATGTCCGGATAGTCCGCCTTCAGTGCTTTGATCGACGCGAGGTCGTCTTTTGCGGCGACTTTGTCTTCGTCGTCTTCTGCTTTGGCGGCGGGCTTTTCGGCTTCTTCTTTGTCCTCATCTTCGTCGCCCTCGTCAACTTCGGCTGGCTCTTTTTTGGCCTTTGGAGTTGGCTTTTCCCTTTCGATCTTTTCGTCCTCGTCGCCTTCTTCTTCGGTGACGGCATCGCTTTCACCAGCGTCACCATCATCGTCATCCCCCGCGAGAGCGTCAAGATCCGCATCTGATGGAGAGGGAACTTCTGGGAGACTTTGGACGTCAGATCCTCCTCCACCACCTCCACCCTCCCCATCATAGAAAGGTTGGAGCCACCGAAAACCGTGACCTATGCCAAACATACTGAGGACTCCTTACTACTCGCCTTTTTCGATCGTTAGGGACTCCCAGGCGTGCGGGTCGCCGTCCTTGCCGATGAATTCGATGGGAGCATCCACCTCTGTCGGCCCACCACCCTTGATGCCCATGAGCAGACCCGAGTTGGTGCGGAGTGCGATCTTGTCGCCCAGCTTGACGCCAGTGAATCCTTCGATCGCCTGTGCGATGCTGTCGTCGATCATCGCCTGAACTTGCGCTTCGGTCAGACCAGAACTGGTAGGAGGAACCGAACCGCCTCCACTTCCAGAATCAGCTCCCGTCACGGGAGAATATGGATTGCCTGAGATCCATCGCCAGTTCCAGACCAGACCACCGGAGCCGTCTTCGGCATCATCGATGACCTGAATCTGACGTGTGTAGTAGCCGTTCTCGTCGGCCTTTGCCGCCGGGAGGAAGATGCGCCCACGAGGTCCGTCCGACCACATCTGGGTGACGCCGAAGTTGGGCCAGTTCGCGTTCGCCTTCAGCCCTGGAGTGTAGACGTTCTGTGGAAGATTGGAGTTCTGCATCACTCCCTTCCAATCATTCGCCGGTTGCCCGATGGACCGACCGAAGAGAGCGAAAACGTAATCCATCATTTCCGCTTCACTCTGAGGGCAACGATTCAAATCATAGCTCATTTAGCAACTCCTTATGCTTGACCGCTTTCGACTCCCTGAGGAGCCTCGACATTGGGATTTTCTTCATCCCCAGGAACTTCAGACTCTGGTCCGCCGGCGCCTCCAGTCATCATCCCCTGCTTCATAGACATCATCATCTGACCCATTTCGTGCGCTTTGTAATGAGCCAGACAATTCTCGTAACCCATTGGATTCTCGACCTTGACCAATTGACCCGTCTCAGACACCAAGAATGATTTCAGTGTCTGCATGTGAATCGCGTGGTCGTCGATGTCCTGGTCGGGCATGACCGTAGGCTGCATTTGAGGCTGCCCGGTCATTGGGTCCATGCCAGCGGGGATGGGCTGACCTGTTAAGAGAAGTGTGATTTCGTTGAGCTGTTTCGAACGATCGTCGTCACCCGGAATATACAGATCGGGGAATCCAATCAGGGTTGCGACGTTGGAAACATTCTCGGGATGGAAGATTGCCGCGTCGATATTGGGATTCTTCATCTCCAGCATCTTCATCAACAGATCTCGCTTCTGGACATTGTTGACCGGGAACTGCTCGGAGGTCTCAGCGACGGCTTCTCCGACCTTTCCAGTCATTTCGGACTTTCTGATCCACACGTTGATGTATCCCATCTTTCCGTGCGGCTTCACAAAGCGTTCATCATACTTGAGATTGTTCAAGTAATCTTTGACAGCCTTGCTCATCATTTCAGTCCAGCACTCAGAGACGTTTCTCCAAGTGATCTGGAGTCGCTGCAATGCTTGTGCGCGCGACATCTCATATTCTTTGGCGGTATTGCTTCCACCCGATGCAACACCACCATAGATTGAAGGAAACGCACCAGAAGCAAACTGACCGAACTCCTTCAGCTCTCCAGAGAAGTAGCGGACCTCCTCAGAAAGGGTCGACGGCTTCGTCTCATGGATGTAATTGGCGATATTCGATCCCGGAGGAACTTTCACAGGATACATCGTTCCGGGCGCGACTCTCGACTCCTTGAATTTCCTGAGATTCAGAACATCGGCGTCCACCAAGGCCATTGGCGTTCCATGCTCGATGTTGTCAATGGTCATCGTGACCAGTTCGTTCGTCAGCTCTTGGATTTGCTTAAGAGATTTTCCCAGAGCTTGCGCGAACAGATGCGGCGATGTGGGCGATGTAGAAATTGTCCAGTGGTCATCGAGATTTTCGTCTCGGGCCGTAATGAAGTTATCTCCTGCCTGGACGAAATATACACCATTAGGGAATCTCTGTTTAAGATCTTCCCTGATGAGTTCTTCCTCGATCTCCTCAAGCGCCCAGCTCCTTAACCAACGCTGACGAACAGTGACGAGATTCGTTTCGGTATATCCTCGGTCGCTACTCAGGTTTCGCGCCCATCGGTCATACCGCTCTTCGTCCTTGCTCCCAACGACCAATTCCCTGATGTTCGGCACATCCTTCGCATACGTAGCGATGACTGCTCCCGGTGCGAGTTCCGTGTCGAGTGTAAGCCATCCACACTCCTCTTGAGAAGTAGCACGATGAGGTATACGAAAGAAGAGAGGACTGAAGACTTTAACATCCTCAGTAACCCGATCAATCTCCTCTTCCCCGACGATACCCGGAACCTGTTCTGTGATCTCATCTGATTGGGGCGGCTCTTGACTCCCACAAGTCGGACAGGGAGGAGCCTGCATGTTGTTGCCACAGACAGCACAATACGATTCCACGCGCGCCTGATCAACCATTCCATGGACGGGCTGAATCACTGTCCCAAGCTTCGGGTCCTTTCGTGCATAGTTGTAATACGCACAGACCCCTTGGTTCCACAGAATGTATAGAGATCTGATAAGGAGAAGTGGTGCTTTATTGCGACGCTGTATAAGTTCCGCTGCTCTCGAATATACCTTGGAAGTAGACACGTCATCCTGAGAGTCTGCGTCATCAGGAAAGAATTTCGTGGCAGGAATTCCAGCAGACATTGCTGCGATGATAGACTCACCATGAGCCTTGTAAATGTTGACCGTTCTTGGTTCGAAACCTTCCAAGTCCAGGTCGTCTTCATCAGCATAGCTCTGAATTGGGCGCCAGTCCTGTGCCACCTCCGACCAGATATTGTGTTGATTGTCATGCCAGAAGTGCTCCATCAACTTCCACTCGCGCAGCATCGTTTCCCGAAAGTCTTCTTCCTCCTGCTCATACTTGTCGACGAGAGCAATCAATGCGTCGCTCAGCTCTTTGGGCAGAACTGTCTCAGTCGCTGTGTTCGCCTCGTTGACCTCACCCTGGACCTCCGGAACCAACGCCTCAGGATTCTCGTCCAAGATAGCAGCTTGCTCTTGAACAGCCAAATCCTCAGGATCGCCCTCGTATGGTCCGTTAGCCATTAGTGTTCAGTCCTTGAACGGTTTGCTACTTCTTCAGGATGACCTGAGCAATCCCAGTCGAGCAGCGAACATATGCACCAGAAGGAACCATCCCCTGCGCCCATGATGCAGGTGCCGCTGTCCACGGACCACCCGGAAGCATGGCGAAGTCAAGGATTGCTCCGCTGAAGACAGTGCAATCACACGATGGCAAGGCCCAGACTTCATTTTGTGCGATTGCTGTCAGAACTCCGACGGACAATTGGGGTGTTGGCATGTCAGTCCCTCAGAACGCGAGAACCGAAACCGCGACCAGCGAATGCTGCACGTTTCTTCGGTGGTGTTTTTTCCACGATTTCACGTGCGACACCTTCAGACGGCCCATCCTTGACCTTCGGCTCCGCCCCGTGCGCTACGGCCTGCATCAGACGATATTGCTTGCTCGATTTCGCTGGCATTGGAGACCTCTTCTGGTTTCTCTAGTCTTTTTCTTTCAAACTCTCTGACTCTTTTCGCGGCCTCTTGGAATGACATGGTCCTTGGTCCGACGGGTTCCATCGGCGACTCGCTAGCAGCTGGTCGATAAGGCTGCTTAGCTGCGAGCAATTCATCAAGGAGACGCTGATTGGTTCCGTGCGCGCGATCGAGTTCAGCCTCGAGCCGCCTGATGTATCCTGTGTAGAGTTCTCGCTCATTGTCAACCAGACGCGCACCGAGCTTCTTAATGCGAAAATGAGCGTCCGCGCCTGACTCGATTGACCTTTCCGAACTTGGGCGCGTGATAGAGCTGAGTCGGTTGATCATCGCCGCGATGCTTCGCTTCAAATCGTTCCATTGCACGATAGTAGCTCGTCTGATCACCTGTTTGCTGGAGACGATCCACGATGACACCTTGTTCAACTAACTCCTCCAAGTGCGCGTCGGGTGAGTCTAGGAGATCCTCAGCTGCATTGACTGCATAGCGAGTCTCATCGTAGGCGTCATCCCCGTCGAATTCCTTGACGTCCTCTGGATTCTTTCCTGCCTTACTTGGGTCATTGTAGACGCACTTTGGAAGAACGTCTATTGTCTCTCTACAGCCACGAAAGACTAGGAGCTTTGGAAGATTCCCCTCCGGTTTCTCGGGGAGGAACATTTCCTTATACTCCCTAAGACCCTTCGTTCCGTGGACCCTCCAGATTCTCGTCGCGAGTTCTTCACTATATCCTTCAGGCGGAATATAACGAGCTGGCTTAACGGTCCACCTGAGATACTCGTGAAGGAGTTGCTTCCCTCCAAGGCGATCATTATTGGCTTTCTCTGTAATGAGGAACTTGGAGTGCTTGACGAATTCTTCCTGAATTGTATGACGTTGCCCACGATTAGCCCATGCCGATGGATCAAGAACAATTCGTTTGAGCGGTTCTTCTGTGCTCAAGCGCGCTACATCAGCCGCCCAGATCGCTATCTTGTCCTTGGACGTGTATTCTCGATACTTGAAAACTCTACGTCCAGGGGAAATTGCATACCATCCAGCGACTGTCTGAGCCTTTCGCTCCGGATTCACCCCACCCCAATCTATCGACAGAACACGGGGCCAATAGGCTGGGATGATGAAGGGATCTACAACATGAACTGCATATCGTGGCTCACCTTCAATAGCGAACTCTCTCCACTCACTAAAGACCTGTCCGGCGAATACCCACCAATCTCCTTCGACCTTAGCTTTATACTCAGCGGGCGGCAGCCGACGTAGACGATTGATATAATTCGGGTCATTCGTCATCAGATAGGGGTTATCAGTTAGTCGTGCCCTGACAAACGCCCTATATGTCTGAGAATTCTCGTCGAATATTATCGTGTCGCCTAGCCCCTCACGATCCGGTTCAACAAATAGAGTCCTAACCCAACCGTGACCAATGTTGCCAGGATTAGAGGCTGACCTAACGCAAGCAGGAAGCTCAGGATCTGTGCTGCGAACACGAGAAGAAGCAATGTAGGTGTATTCACCCTCCTCAAAGTGTGTCAGCTCATCAAAGGCTGCGTAGTGGAACTCCGAGGTGTCATGCGACCTCGCATCAGCCATGCTCTCCAAATAGCTGAATTTAATGACGGCACCACTAGGAAATTTCCATATGTGGTCTGTCGCATTATATTCAGCACCGAGAGCGCGATAGATCTCCTCGCTACGTGGAATCAGGGACTCTTTCAGTTCCGGCATTGTCCGGCGAAAGATGATCCCTCTAAACTGAGCCTTTCTATACCACCCCTTCAGGACAGGCAGCAGAACTAGAAGCTCGCTTTTCCCTCCACCAACAGACCCACCATAGAAGCCTTCAAAGACCTCATCGGGGAGGCTGAGGAATTTTTCTTGGCGCGGGAATGGTCTCCAGGTCCTGCGAACCCCTCCCTCAAAGTATTCGATCTGAAGCGGCACTTGTTACGTGCGACGTGGTGTCGGACCAGCCAGAACCGCGCGCACCGCCGCATCCTTGCACTCCAAGAGCTTTCTCAGAGCAACCGTCCGCTCAGGATTCTCAGGAAACTCATCCACGACCTTGTGCGCGAGATCACAGAAAGGTTTCGAGGCGTCCCGAAGTTTCTCTGGGAGGTGATCGTATTGAAAGAACTGAAGCATCCACTCCATCTAGAGCCGACCTCTCCCCAACAAGAAATAGAGCAGCAAGATCACCAGGACAATTCCCAGCAATCCAGAAGGACCATAGCCCCATGAGCGCGAGTATGGATACCAAGGACCAGTGCCGAGCAACAAGATGAGCAAGACGACAATAATCAGCAACATTGCTCTACTCCGTCTTTATGCAGAATGCCCGTGGCCCGTCGTCTGTCGCTCCTGGCTGAAACGAGACAAGCTCGTTTACTTTAAGATTGCGGAATTGCTTCGAGAATTTGTCGAGCTCTGTCCAATGAAAAAAGTAGTCTCGGCCATCTACTCCCTCTATGAAGCCGAATCCTTTGTTGAGACGGACGACTTTGCCATCCATCCTTCGATCTTCACGAGTTTCATTCTGAGCTTGATTGGGCATTCGATGAACCTGTGGCTTCAGAATCAGTGTTTCCACCAATCCTTTTGATAGTGAATGCAGTTATCGGTCTAGTTTCGGGCGCGTAGAGATGAAGATGAGTGCTTCTGCTATCATGCAGATGCTCGCCCTTGTTGATGGTTCGGTCGATGACAGAGCTGAGCTGATTGGAGATATTGGCTAGAACCTTCGCCTTGTCACTACCCTTGATGGCTCCAAGCGATACCTCATCAATGCCATCCAGTGCCATCATCAATTTCTCGCGGGCCTTCTCCCTGATAGATGCGAGTCCTTCGTAAACGGCATCCTTCAGTTCCTGATTTCTCCTATCCCGTTCCTCTGGGTCCAGAGCCGTGCTATAGCTTCCCCTGGCCAGAACCTTGGCATAGGACTCAGAAACATCAAGGACTTCAGCAGCCTTCTTTGGTCCGAGCGCAATCGCAGAGACTCCGATCAGTGCACGTTGCTCTGGAGAATACTCGGGCGTCTTTCTGTTGGTTCCATCTTTTTTGAACTTGGAGGTATCGAGAGGGACATCGATTGGCTCAGATGGAGCGACAGACATGCGCTCGATCAGATTATTCGATTCCTCTTTGCGCCTTGCGAGTTCTTTCACGTCTATAAACATGGCTAAATAGATAGACCCCGAGCCAATCGTTGCGAAGCAAAAGATGGATTGCATCTAGACTAGCACGATAGGGGATTTTTGTCAACCCCCCTTTTCCTTAACGAAATCGCGGTTATCTGGGCGTTCAAAAACTGAACGGTTCTGGTTCTTATCCCCAAACCAACCCTATCTTTTAGGTTAGTTCTTGATAGGCTCTATGTGTTTAACGGGAAATGCTTCGCAGGGGGGCCAGGAAATGGGACCCGTCGGTGGGACTATATAAAGTATAGCT